GACTAAGGCTGTTGAAAAGACCAGCACCTATGTGCCTATTGAGATCCACTGGTCGATGGTGCCAGGTAGAGACGCTAAGTGGGCAGAAGAAACTATCCGAAACACCAGTCAAAGACAGTTCGACCAAGAGTTTGGTTGTGAGTTCTTAGGTTCATCTAACACACTAATCAATGGTGCTAAACTAGCTTCATTGCATTGGAAAGAACCTATCTATAGAAACGAATGTATGGACGTATTCGAGGATCCTATTCCAAAGCATACATACGTGCTATGTGCCGACGTTGCCGAAGGTCAGGGACTCGATTACTCCGCTTTCTCTATATTTGACGTTACCGAGATTCCTTATAAACAGGTAGCTAAATATAGAAACAACGAAATTAGTCCAATGCTGCTACCAGCGGTGATCTACTCTGCCGCTACCAGATATAACGAGGCTTTCGTTCTTATCGAAATCAACTCTATTGGACTACAGGTCGCCGACATTCTACACTTTGAACTAAACTATGAAAATCTATTGAAGTTCCAGCAAAAGGGTAAGCAAGGCACCCAGGCATCTGGTGGTTTTGCTGCAGGCAAGAATAAGCTAGCCTTTGGTCTAAAGATCACAGCCCAGTCCAAGATGATTGGTTGTGCTAACTTAAAGACGCTGGTAGAAAGTGACAAGATTATTCTAAACGACGAAGACACCATTACCGAACTATTCTCTTTCTCCTCTGATAAGAAATCATTCAAGGCAGAAGAAGGTTCAAACGATGACATGGTGATGACCCTCGTCCACTTCGGCTGGCTGACAGCCCAGAAACTATTCAAGGAGACAGTCTCCAACGATATTCGCTACGTTCTACAGAAAGAACTATCCTATCTCCAGGATGTAGAGAACGTGCCTTTTGGATTCATTGATAATGGTATTGATAGTCCACATGACACTGAAATTGATGCTGCTGGTGACCGATGGGTCCGTGAAAGAGAGCAACTATACCCGTTTGATGATCTTGGATACGATTGGGTTGGAAGATGGTAATTTACTAAATAGATTTGTCCGTCGCGGAGTTGGCGCTCCCACGGACTCTAATACTGTATAGGAGTATCAGCATGTCTATTTATTGCCCCTTCTGCGAAGCCTTGGGAATCGAGGCTACCGTATCCATCCTTGACATAGATCCTTATTACGGACACTTTGAAGAAAGTGGTCAGTTTATACCATGGAATAAAGGTATGACATTAGGTCCTGAACCGGAAGAAACCAGACGAAAGAAAAGTCTGGCTCGCATGGGAAGCAAAAATCCTATGTATGGTAAAAAGAGACCTGATTTAGTGGAGAGAAACAAAACTAATCCTCCCGCTAAAGGTAAAAAGATTAGCGTCAAAAATAGAGGAAAACGTGGTAATTATGTGACATCAATTTGTCCTCACTGTGGTAAGACAGGAGGAATCAATGGTATGACCAGATGGCACTTTGATAATTGTAAAGTTCTGAAAAACAAGAAAACGATAAATATTGGTTGAAATGGACTTTTTTTACCATTCCAACCTACAAAGGAGTAAAATATGGCATATTCACTTTCCCCAGGCGTGACATGGTCAGAAATTGATCTTACGACCGTTGTTCCCGCCGTATCTACTACAGAAGGGGCATTTGCCGGAGACTTCGATTGGGGTCCTATTGACGAGGTTGTATCAATTTCTAATGAGATCGAACTAGTTCGCTGGTTTGGTCAACCATCTGATAATACCGCAGTATCATTCTTCACCGCAGCTAACTTCCTAGCTTATGGCGATAATCTAAGAGTGGTTCGTGCAGCTAATACTTCACTCGCAAGAAACTCTACCTCTGGTAATACAGCAGCCCTAGTTAAGAACCGTGACGATTGGGATACCAATTGGGACGTATTTGGCACAAATAACCCAGCATACGGCATGTTTGCCGCTCGTTGGGCAGGTACCCTTGGTAGCGGCATTCGTGTTTGCGCCTTCGCTAAGGCTGGCGTAGGTACCGCTGACGCAGATTGGGTATCATGGGAACAGGCTTCACAGTTTGACGCACCTCCTGGTACTTCTAAGTATACCCAGGATCGTGGCGGTGCAAACGACGAAATGCACATTATCGTTCTAGATACCCAGGGTTACTTCACTGGTGGTATTGCAAATTCTGTTCTAGAAAAGTATTCAAACGTTTCTAAGGCAGTTGACGCAACCAACGATGACGGTTCTTCAAACTATTGGGTTAGTGTTCTAGCTGACCGTTCAGCTTATATTTGGCCAATCAATAACGCCATTTCAAATACAACTACACCAGTTGTCCAGACCAGCACATGGGGTTCTGTTGCACAGGGAACATCATTTGCACAGTCAAATGCTTCATTCAACTTTACACTATCTGGCGGTGTTCTAGCCTCTCCAAACGATGGCCAGCACCAGAATGCTTACGTAAAGTTCTCTGATACCGATGCTTATGATACATCATTGATCATGATGGGCGGTGCATCAAACACCGTTTCTAAGTATGTTATCGATAACATTGCTTCACCAGTTGGTACATATGGTCGTGGCGACGTGGTTGTATTCGTATCACCACAGTATACCGACGTTATTGATCAGCCAATGAACGAAGCAGCTAAGTCCATCATCACCAGAAACTTCTTTGGATCATCTTCATATGCATTCATGGATTCTGGATGGAAGAAGCAGTTCGACAAGTATAATAACAAGTATCGTTGGATTCCTCTCAATGGTGATATTGCTGGTCTTTGCGCCCGCACCGATCAACAGAGAGACGCTTGGTTCTCACCAGCAGGTCTAAATCGTGGTCAGGTTAAGAATGTTACCAAACTTTCTTGGCAGCCAACTAAGGTTGAAAGAGACCTACTATACAAGAATGGCATTAACCCTGTTGTTACATTCAAGGGTGAAGGCACTGTTCTTTATGGTGATAAGACCCTACAGGCTAAGCCATCTGCATTTGATCGTATCAATGTCCGCAGATTGTTTATCGTGCTTGAGAAAGCAATTTCAAGAGCCGCTAAGTATTCACTATTCGAGTTCAACGATGAATTTACAAGATCACAGTTCGTGGCTCTTGTAGAACCATTCCTACGTGATGTTAAAGGCCGTCGTGGTATCTATGACTTCCGTGTAGTTTGTGACGAAACAAACAATACACAACAGGTCATCGATAGTAATCAATTCATCGGGGACATTTACATTAAGCCTGCTCGTTCTATCAACTTTATTCATCTTAACTTCGTGGCTGTTAGATCGGGTGTTGCCTTCTCCGAAATTGTTGGCAAATTCTAATAAATAAAGGAAAAGGAGAAAACACAAATGGCTTTTAATGTCAATCAATTCAGAGCAACTATGGTAAACGATGGAGCACGTCCAAGTTTATTCGAAGTTGTAATGAGCCTACCACCAATTCTAGGTTCGGTACCATTGACAAACGATATCATCTTCCGCGTTAGAGCAACATCTCTACCAGGTGATGGCGTTTCTTCAATCGAAGTTCCTTACTTTGGTAGAACAATTAAGATTGCCGGCACTAGAACATTCCCTGATTGGTCATTCACGATCATCAACGATGAAAACTTTATTGCCCGCAGAAGTCTAGAGACTTGGCTAAACCTAATCAATGGTCACGTATCAAACCTACGTGCTCCACAGGCACTAGCTGCTGCTTCCTATCAGGCTGATGCACTAGTTACCCAGTTTAGTAAGGCAGGTCCACCAATCAAGTCTTACAAGATGGTCGGCTGTTTCCCAACAGACGTTGCACCAATCGAACTTGATTGGGGTCTAGGTGATCAGATTGAAGAATACGGTGTTACCCTCGCTTACCAGTGGTGGGAATCACTTGATGGTTCAACTGATCTATCAGGCGCTTAATAACTAGACTAAATACTCTATATCTCATGGGGCTTCGGTCCCATGAGATCTACATCATGAATTAAGGAGTAACGGCAATTCGTGTATTTGGCTTTCAAATTGGTGTTGATGACGAAGAAAAGGTCGACAGACTAGGTCAACCAACACAAAAGACATTTGCTATACCGCAGTCTGACGACGGCGCCGTTACGGTTGCTGGCGCTGGTTATTATGGCACATATGTCGATCTAGATGGTACGTTTAGAAACGAAACACAGCTTATCACTAAGTATCGTGAACTTTCTATTCAGCCCGAAATGGAAACAGCCATTGATGAAATTGTCAATGAAGCTATCGTTATTGAAGACTCGGGAACATCCGTTGAAATCAATATGGATGAAGTCAAGGCTCCTGCTCAAATCAAGCGTAGAATTGAGGAAGAGTTCAACCTAGTTCTAAAGATGTTGAACTTTGGTAATATGGGCCACGATATCTTCCGTCGTTGGTATGTTGATGGTAGACTTTACTATCATATCGTTATTGATGAAACACAGCCCGCCCTAGGTATTCAAGAATTAAAGTATATCGATCCCCGCCGTATTCGTAAGATCCGTGAAATCCAAAAGATGCGTGATCCACAGACTGGCGTTGAACTAATCAAAAAGACAATTGAATATTATCTTTACAACGAAAGAGGAATGATTGGTGCTGGCACTAATCTTGGCGCAAAGATCGCAGTTGACTCTATCGTAAATGTTAATTCAGGACTCATGGATCCAAAGCAGACCATGGTTCTCTCTTATCTACACAAAGCAATCAAGCCATTCAACAATCTTAGAATGGTAGAAGATGCTACTGTTATCTATCGTCTATCTCGTGCGCCAGAGCGCCGTGTATTCTATATCGACGTTGGTAACATGCCTACAGTTAAAGCGGAACAGTATGTCCGTGATATCATGGTTAAGTATCGTAACAAGTTGGTATACGATTCCAATACTGGTGAAATCAAAGACGACCGTAAGCACCTTTCAATGCTAGAAGATTTTTGGTTACCACGCCGTGAAGGTTCTAAGGGTACCGAAATCTCTACACTAGAAGGCGCACGTAACCTAGGTGAAATGGAAGATGTTAAGTATTTCCAGACTAAGCTATACAGATCATTAAACGTTCCAATTGGTCGTATGGAAGCCCAACAGGGTTTCTCACTAGGTAGAACCACCGAAATCAATAGAGACGAAATTAAGTTTAACAAGTTTATCGTTCGTCTACGCAATAAGTTTTCTTCACTATTCGACGATCTTCTCCGTGTTCAGCTAATTCTAAAGAACATTTGTACCGAAGAAGAATGGAAAGAGTTCAAGGAAGATATCTGGTACGATTATAAGAAGGACAATAGTTTCGACGAAATCAAAGACGCCGAACTACTAAAC